AATCTTACTGTAAGTGGAACTACTACAACTGTAAATACAACAAATACAACTGTATCAGATAACTTGCTAGAACTAAATAGTGGAGCAGGTTCTAACTCTAATGACGTTGGTATAATTGTACAAAGAGGATCAACAGGTAATGATGCTCTCTTTATGTGGGATGAGTCAGAAGATAAGTTCGCACTAGGTACAACTACAGATAACGCAAGTAGTACTGGCAACCTCAACATGACAACAGGTACGCTAGTTGCTAACATAGAAGGTAATGTAACTGGTAATCTTACAGGAACAGCATCTACTGCCACAGTAGCAACAACTGTTACTATTACAGACAACGAAAGCACAGACGAAGACAACGCTATTATCTTTACTGCAGGTGGAGATGTAGACGGTGGAAACATAGGATTAGAGTCAGACGGTAATTTAACTTACAATCCTAGCACAGGAAGGTTGACAGCGACACAATTATCTGGTACACTACAAACAGCAGCGCAAACAAATATTACATCTGTTGGTACTTTAGGTGCATTAACTGTTGACAATATTGCAATAGATGGTACAACTATAGGTCATACGAGTGATACAGACCTAATTACTTTAACAAGTGGGGTTGTAACAGTAGCAGGTGAAGTTTCTATGACCACCCTAGATATAGGTGGAACAAACGTAGCAGCTACAGCAGCAGAACTAAATATTATGGACGGTGGAACAGCCGCCTCTTCTATCACATTAGCAGACGAAGATAGGTTAGTAACTAATGATGATGGAACAATGAAACAGGTAGCTTTAAGTACGCTTAAAACTTACTTGACTAGTGCAGGGTTTGCAACAGACGATCCCACCGCACTTGCGATTGCCCTTGGCTAGTTAGGAAAGGAGAACTAAAATGGCAGATGACGCAACAGTATCAATTCAAGCAACCATCCTACCTGACGAGATTGCTAAAACGCTTTCAGGCACTATGACGGTAGCACCAGATGATGCAAATGATAAATGGTACTATAAACTTACAGCTTGTACTGCAACAAGCACTGACTTAATTGCAGGATATTTCTTAGATTACACTGCAGTAGATGACGATACAGCACCTACCGCTGTTCATGCAAATGATTTAGTAAAATTCTTATTTGTGCAGAACACGAGTTCAGCAGACGGTGTTTACATTGTATTTGACGGTGGCACTGCTGCCAATGATGTTGTAGACGGTGTATTTATTGGACCTTCTCAGACTTGGTTTGGAAGACTGCCTAATACGACAGTTGCAAATATCCATGCCATATCATCTGACATAGGTGATGCAGGTGATGCAACAGCAAATCTTATTGTGGCTGCTCTCATAGATGACGTAGCATAAAGGAGCTATAACAAATGGCTAACACCTTTAAAAATAAAACATTTAATGGAAACAGTACTACTGCCAATACTAATATGGCAGTTTACACTGCTCCATCTAGTACGACAACAGTTGTGATTGGCTTAACATTAGCTAACACAACCTCGTCACAAATAACTGCTGATATAAAGTTAGCTGCGTCTGATACTATATTCCTAGCTAAAGACATACCAATACCTGCAGGTTCAGCTTTTGAATTTTTTGCAGGAAATAAGTTGATTTTAGAAGCAGGACATGCTATAATAACACAATCTAATACAGCTAACTCATTAGACACAGCTTTATCAATCATGGAGATAACCTAATATGCCTTACATTGGTGAGCCAGTATCAGAACGCTTTGCTTCTGTACCTTCCGTTGAAAGATTTAGCGGAGATGGTAGTACAACTGGATTTACTTTAGGACGCAGTGTTGGAGGATCAAACGAGATACTCGTATCTGTAGACGGTGTTGTTCAGGACACTACAGCTTACTCAATTAGTGGTGGCACAGGGTTAGTATTCTCTGCTGCTCCATCTAGCAACTCAGGTAATAACATCTTTGTAAATTACTTAGGCTTAGTGGAAGCAAGTGTAGCTCCTGCGGCTGAGAATAGAGGCAACTTCAAGGCAGGTGGTTTGTTCAGAACTAATGCACAGAGCTTAGAGTCTGACTTAACTATAGCTGCATCTGAAAACGCTAATGCAACAGGAGCTTTGTCTATTACTTCTGGAGTAACACTAACAATTGAATCAGGTGGGAGGCTAGTGGTACTATGAGTACATTAAAAGTAGATACAATACAACATAGTGGTGGTACTACAGGTTTAACTATAGACAGTAGTGGGCGAGTACTCAAACCAAACCAACCTGCTTTTACGGCAACTATAGATAATGCCGCTTGGGTAGCAATGAGTGCAGACGTTAAACTTCCGTTTGATGATGCGTCTACTGGTGGGTGTTTTGATAACAATGGGGATTTTAATACTAGCAGTAACCGATTTGTAGCACCAGTTTCAGGGTCGTATTACTTTTTTGTTAATATTTATTCTTTTAACTCAGATAGTGTTAACGCATGGCAAATATTTAAAAATGGGGTAGTATTATCAACAACTAATAGTTGTAGATTTGATTTTCAAGGAGGTCAGTCAGGAGCAGTAGATTCAACTGTTGCAGGGTCTGTTGTAATAGATTTATCTTCTGGTGATTTTATTGAAATTTTCTCTACTACTGGTTCAGATTATTATGGTTCGTATACTTATTTTGGTGGACATTTGATAGGATAAAATAATGAATGTAGAATTAAAGTATTTCAAAACCGTTAGAAATAAAAAACTTGCAGATTGTGATTGGACACAAGCGGCAGACAGTCCTCTTTCAGACAGTAAAAAAGCTGAATGGAAAACATATAGACAGGCTCTAAGGGATTTACCTAGTAAAACTACACCTAAGTTTTTACCAAATAGTCCTCGTTTAGATGAGTCTGACTTTCCAACAAAGCCGTCATAGGATAAAACATGAGTACACTCTTACTAAACACACTAACAGGCAAAACCTCCGCAGGGTCTATCGTGGTTACAGGCGAAGGTGGTTCTAATACCACTAATCTACAACAGGGTATAGCTAAATCATGGGTACTAGGTACTAATGCGGCGGCTCTTACAGACAGTTTTAACGTATCTGGTGGCACAGACAATAGCACTGGAGATTATAGCTACGCTGTAAGTACAAGTTTTAGTAGTGCAAATTATTCTGCTCCTTCTGTTTGTGCAGAAGATGATGTTAGATTTGGAATGAATAAAGGAAGAGCTACAGGTAGTTATAGACATTGTTATCGTGACCACGGTAGTACATTACAAGATGTGGCTAATGCAGTTGTAGTACACGGAGATTTAGCATAATGGTAGCACATGGAACAATAGCATTTGACACGCTCACAACGTCTGACCAAGTAAATACTGGCACGGAGAAGTCACTAGATACGAGTTATATATTTAATGGTGTAGCTAAACATTGGGGTAGAACTCCTGCGGATGGTGCATCTGTCCATGACTCATTTAATCTTGCATCATTGACTGACCATGCTACAGGTCAACAAGACTTTAATTTAACTAATGGTTTTAGTGGACAAAATAACTATTCCGCTTGTCCTGAAGGGGGAACTAGTACTAATGATAATGTCGTATGCGCTCACGCTAGTAGTTCTTCTATAAGAGTGTACGCTTATGATGTTGGGTCTTCAGCCTATGTAGATAATGATTTAAATAATTCAGCATTCGGAGATTTAGCATAATGGAAACACCAGAGTTTCAAGGCACACACTTGTGGGAGCGTCTATGTTGGGCAAAGGAAAAGCTAGAGCCTTACAGGAGCGAGTACTGTGTAGTATGGGAAGACCCTAACGATATGGAAGACCCTGCTAAAGTTACACACCCAGACCCAAACTGGATGGCTTGTGCATTACAGGGTGGCATACTACCGCCAGTGCAATCCTACTGGGAACTAAGGAAAGATGAGAACAAGCCTGACTTTGTGAAACACACACGAGGTCCAGAGCTTCTACACAATATGCCTCCCATTGGTCCTATGACTGAAGAAGAGGCAATAGAGTATTTAATAATGAAGGACATACCTGAACATGTCTGGAAAGATTGGGATAAATCCAATAAGCCACGATTGGTTATCTGTACTAAGAGTCAACTACCTGCAAGCAGGGAATGGCGAAATGCGTGGCAAATAAGCGATGAACTCACTGTTGAGACATCGGTAGCCGCATAAAGGAGTATTAACTATGGCAACTAAATCTTATATTGTGGACATGGATGGTGCATCTGTTGATGCGTCTACTGTAAGCAAACCATCTGACAGGCACTTCAGAGGAGCATGGAAACTATCTGGCACAACTATTTCTGAAGACATAACTAAAGCTAAAGCTATCTTCAAAGACAAAATTAGAGAAGCTCGTAAGCCTCTACTGGACGCTGAAGACGTAGTGTACATGAAGGCACTAGAAGCTAGTGACTCATCAGCACAAGCTGCAAGTGTAGCTAAGAAGAAGAAACTTAGAGATGCACCTGCTGATACAGCTATTGAGAACGCTGACACTACAGCTAAACTAAAGGCAGCTTGGGATGCAAGCACATTGGGTACTAGCCCTTACGCATAAGGATAAGTAAATGGCACTAACACAGGTTATAGGACGAGGACTAGGTACTCAGACAACTCTAGCAGGGAGTAATACTCTAGTATTAGATACAGATGGTATTATGACTAGACCATTACAACCTGCTTTTGATGTATATAAAAGCTCTAGTCAAGACAATCTTGCAACAGGTACTTCTCATACTATTACTTGGCAGTCTGAGTACTTTGACAACAATGGAGATTTTTCGTCAAACACTTTTACTGCTCCAGTGACAGGAAGATACCTTTTAGGCACTAGACTTAAAACAGGTACTATAGATAGTGGTGCTACATATTATTATATTATGCTTACTACTAGCAATAGAAACTATTACAATATAATGTCTACTGACCGTTATAGTGGAGACCCAACCTATTATCATTTTCAAATAAGTGAACTAGCAGAAATGGATGCAGGTGACACTGCTCATGTTACTTTTGTACAAGTAGGTGGTACGGCACAAACAGATATAGGTGCTGATGAAAATTCAAGTTTTTGGGGTCACTTAGTATGTTAAGGAGAAACAAATGGCAAAACTAACTTTAACTGTAGAACTTACAGATACAGAACAAACAATATTAAAAAACGATTTACTAGACCTAGATGCGTGGTTGCAAGCGGCAATGACAGGCAAGGTTAATAATTGTTGGAAAAGGATGCAGTCAGAGTGGACAACAAAGCTGATGAATGACGATAGCTTCACAGACCCAATTCCTAGCAACCAAGCAGACTTTGTAAAATTAGTCACTGCAAGAAGTGATTATAAGAACAGAGCAGATAGAGAGAAGTAATGCCATACATAGGTAAAGCACCAAAGAACTCAGTCCGTAATCGCTACATATACCAAGCGACTGCGGCACAGACATCATTCAGTGGCAGTGATAGCAACTCGCTGACATTAGATTATCCAGATAGTTTGTATATGGACGTTTATCAAAATGGAGTGTTACTCAAACCTTCAACAGACTATACCGCTACGACAGGAACAACGGTTGTGCTAGAAAGTTCAGCATCAGCTAATGACGTAGTTGAGATGGTAGTTTATGATGTGTTTGACGTAGCTGATAGCTACACTAAGACACAGGCAGATACACGCTATCCATTCTTAGGTAACAACTCAATCATTAGAACTAATGGTGCTACAGTAGAAACAGATATAAGTATAGATAGCAGTACAAATGGATTATCAGCAGGACCAATCACTATTGACTCTTCTAGTACTGTGACTGTTGCAGGTAACTGGAGTATAGTATGACAAGTAAGCTAGTCTTAGACAATATAGCAGGAAGAACTACAGCAGGTAGTATAGCTGTGGTAGGAGAAGGCAATGGTACAACTACAAATCTACAGCAGGGGTTGGCTAAGTCTTGGTGTAACTGGGCTACTGCATCTAGTTTTTCTATTTATGATAGCTATAATATAGCTTCTTTGACTGATAACGGAGCAGGAAATACAAAACCTGTTCTGACTAGTGTTATGAACAATGATGATTATTCATACATTGGATTTTCTAATGAAACAAATTATATGGGTAATAATGATGAAAGAACAACAGCTACATTTAAACTTTTATCTCAAAATAGTAGCCACTCTAATACGGATTGTTCGGATAATAATGTAGCAGTATTTGGAGATTTAGCATAATGGTTAGTCAATTAAATGTAGATAAAATATATAACGAAGGTGGAGACAACGATAGCGGAGTAAATCTTGCTACTAACGACACTGTAAAATTTGACATTGCAGGAAGTACAAAGTGGACTCTAAACAGTTCTGGTAATTTATTCCCTGCCGCTACTTCTCAAGGTATATGTTTTGGAGTTACTTCAGACACAGCCGCTAATCGCTTAGAGGATTATGAAGAAGGCACTTGGACTCCTATTATTGTTGGTTCTAGCAGTGCAGGTTCTGGAACTTATAGTACTCAGAGTGGCACATATACAAAGATAGGACGGACAGTTACTTTTGAATGTGCTTTAACTTGGACTAATCATTCTGGAAGCGGTTACATTTATATAGGAGGTTTTCCATTTAACGCGGCAAATCAGACATATTATGTTGTTCAGACTGAACAAATTTCACTGGGTGCAGATAAGGTTTCATTTACTGCTAGAATTGCGGCTAGCTCAAATCAAGGTTTTTTAATCAATTCGCCAACCAGTGGCGGTGACAGAGCCGCTATTGCTATGGATACTACTGGCTCTGTTAACGCAAGTGGAACGTATCAAACAAGCTAACAACCCATAGGAAATAAAAATGGCAATAACAAAAGAAACAATAGAAGACAGTCACGAAATTAAAAATGAGTATAAGCATATTTACGTTAGAACTGCTACTATAATTAAAGAAGATGGTGTGGAAATATCTCGCACATATCACCGTCATGTAATAGCACCAGATGATGATACTTCTAGTGCAAGTGATGAAGTTAAGAAACTTGTTGCGTTATATCATACTGACGAGATGAAAAAGTCTTGGTCTGATTTTAAAAAAGCTTTAGCAGATGCAGGACCATAAGGAATAAGTAATGGCAAGTGAACTTAAAGTAAATACACTCACAGGAGTTAGCACAGCAGGTAGCATTGCAGTCACAGGTGAAGGTAATAGCACCACGACTAATCTGCAACAGGGATTGGCTAAAGTGTTTTCATCTCTAGCACATGAAAGTGGTACTCCTACAGCAAAAGACACGTTTAACGTATCTTCATATGTAGATGCAGGAACAGGAGTAGTTACAGTGATGTATACAAATAATATGGGTGTTTCAAATCATTGTGTTGGTGCTTTGTCAAATTATAGAGAAAGTTCTGCCCAAATAAAAAATGTTTCCCTAAACGCAAACACAACTTTTGTTTCAGACAGACATCCTTTACTTGCAGGTGAAGGAACATGGACACTAAAAGATGGTGAGAATATTAGCTCTACGGCACACGGAGACTTAGCATGAGTAAAGCAGCAGAACTAGCGGCACTAATTGCCAATGTGAATAAGGGTAGCTCGTTAGCGGCAAAGAATTTTATCCAGAATGGCAGTTTTCAAGTTTGGCAAAGAGCAACTGCAGCAACAGCACAAACAGATGGAGATTATAAAACTGCTGACAGGTGGTTCGGTTGGGTTAGTGGTGGTGGAGCATATACGACAGAAAAATCTACAGGTCACTTAGCTGATACAGGACATGAAAATGCACTAAAGGTTGCTGTTACAACTGCTGACACTTCTATTGCGTCAGGAGATTATTATGCTATTACTCATAGAATTGAAGCTCAGAATTTACAATCCTTACAGTATGGTTCTGCTAATGCTAAACCAGTTACTTTATCTTTTTGGGTAAAGGCTACAAAAACAGGCATTAATACTCTTTCACTGACAAAAGATGATAGCACTGCAATTAGGATGGTTAAAGAGTTTACTATTAACTCAAGTAATACTTGGGAATATAAGACAATGACCTTTATTCCTGACAGTAGTATAAAAACAGCCGCATCAGCAATAGTCAATGATACTGGTAGAGGTTTTCAACTAAATTGGGTTTTAAAATATGGCTCAACTTATGATGGAACTGCTGATGCTTGGACTACATCAAGTCACTTCACAACCTCTAATGGAGTAAACAATATGGATAGCACTTCTAATACATTTTACCTAACAGGAGTGCAACTTGAGATTGGCGAAAAGGCTACGGCATTTGAGCATGAACCGTATGATACTACACTTAAAAAAGCAAGCAGGTACTATACTGAAATTGCTAGAGCGGATAATAACACATGCCACCTAGTAGGTTATGTTCAAGCCACCACTGTTGCAAGATTTGGTTTTGATGTGTCTATGAGAACCTCCCCTACAATCACTGAAACAAATTTCGGTATACTTTATTCTACTGGTTCAGAGCAAGCAGTAACTGGTGTAGCAGATATAACTCAAGATAGTCAGTTTGTGTCCTTTAAACTTACAACAGCCGCAAACTTAAACGTAGGGGAAGCTGTAGTATTATACGCTAATGGTGCGGCTACATTAACTTTTGATGCGGAAATATAAGGATAATTATGAATATTACAGAAGCAAAATACACGGCAAAAGACAGTGGTAAAAGTATAAAAATAATTGTAGACGGAAATACTATGTATGTACCTTTAGTAGAAGGCAATCGTCACTATGATGAGATACAAAGACAAGTCAAAGCAGGTACACTTACCATTAAAGACGCTGACTAAGGAGGTGTACCATAGACCCATTAACAGTCAGTGCTGCAATATCCACAGCTACGGCTGCATTTAATGGGATTAAACAAGCCTTCCAAGCAGGACGAGAC